CTGCATCCATTCTCTGCAAGGATTCTGTATGCTCCTTACCCTGTGTTGTTCCGTGTGTGATTGTTGATGAAAAAAGATTCTTTAGGTTTTCATGTAAACCATCGATATCTCTATTCTGTAATAGAGTGATAACATCCTGTTGACGCTTAACATTACCTTCCCACATCGTATCAGATAAGAACATAGGCTCTTTTTCCATACGTGCAGCAAAGTAATCACATAGTTTTGTCAATAGAGCATCATCTTTCATCTGTGTTGCCGGGCCCCAACCAACTCTTAACGCATCTGTATTAAGTTGACTAAGGTCATGATTCATGAAAGATTTAACGTCAGCGATCATACAATATATCCTTTTGATATTAAGCCAGCAATGTATATAACACTAATGACGGCTTGAATTGTCATTAGCGACCATTTGTTCCACATATAACCAACAACGAACCATCCGACGTTACCAACAAACTGGAACATGATGTTCATAGGATATATGTTCCATGCAGTCAAAACGGCACCGATGATAACCAGTACCGTTGAGAGCCATTCTAATACAAACTCAATTTGTTTCGAGGTTAACATTGACATCACCCATCTGCGAAAGACCAACCCAAAGATTATCAATGTTATAGGTATAATACCCATAAGGTGTATCGATGATTGTTACCATAACTATTCCTTTCTTATGAAGCAATCATTATAGAGCATTACCCTTCTTTTGTCAAGGTGCTAAAATTCTTAACCTTTTCAAAGCGGATCGTTCTTTGAAATCGGTCGACCATAGTATCCTTGTGGGAAATTACAAAGATATTTGTTCCCTGGTCACCCATATCCCACATGATCTTGATAAACTCATCCGTTCCTGCACCATCCATAGCACGATCTAGGATTTCATCGAACACAAGAATGTTTACATTCACACTATTCTTTAACTTAGCAATCTGTCTCCATGTGAGAAGAATAGCCAAGTCAATTCTTAACTTTTCTCCTTCGGAGAAGTTGTGGTATGAGAACTCGTCTCTGTATCTTGACTTGATGGATTCTTCGAATGATTCATTGATATTAAAGTTAACAAAGAAACCCAGTTTAGCCAAGTATTTGTTGATATGCTTGTTGATGATTGGTAGATATTGCTTAATGATCTTAGTCTTGATTCCACCATCTTTGAGTAGAGTAGTTGCGAGGTCGATGTATTGTCTGTCATCTAGAAAGGTCTCCTTCTCTTTTTGGAGGGTGGAAATTTCATGTTCCACTGTTTCAAGCTGTCGTTCTGACTCTTGGGTGGTTTTATCTGACCCAGCGAAGGATTCAATCTGCTCAACAACTTGACGCAGATTATTAGCAATATTGTTATAGGAAGACCTAGCAGACGAAAGACCCATTTTAAGTTCGTTGATCTTTGTGAGAACTTCATCTATCTTCTCAATGTCTGATAGAACAGAATCTATCTGATCGGAAACCTTATTTAGTCCATCTTCGATTTCTGTAATTTTTTGAGTGTTCGTAGAAATCGACTCGCTCTTAAATGATTCTCCAATAGACTGCCTGCAAGTAGGACAAGTATCATTCTCCTCAAAGAACGAAGTATCTTTTCGTAAACGTTCAACATTATTCTCCATCTTAGCTTTGAAGCCAATCAGTTTGGAATGCTTAGACTTTAGAGGTGCAAGGTCTAAGTCTACCTCCATTGCCTTCTCTAGCAACACCTGGTGATTACTAACACCAACTCCTGCTGCTTTGAGGTCAAACTCCAATCCATCTTTCTTGGCCTGTAGTTCTTTTAACTTTTCTTCACTGTTTGCTCTAAGAGACTTCAAGGTCTGTTCAATATATCCTTTGTTCTCTTCCTTGCTTGTCAACTGAATACGGTTCTTTTCTAGACCTTCTCTATTCAACTGTAGTCTATTCTTGACGACATTTGACATAGCAGTAAAGATTTGAATGTCTAGCAAGTCCTCAATAACCGAACGACGGTCATTGGCTGATAGTTGCATGAAAGGAACAAACGATGCAGAACCTAGAATAACAACCTGTGTGAATGACTTATAATTCATTCGTAGGATGTTAGACTCAAGGTGTTCTTGATAGTCTTTGATTGCAGCGTTCTGGTTAACTAGATGCCCTTCACAATAAATTTCAAATAGGTTAGGCTTAGCACCACGCAAAACCTTATAACGTTTGTTGTTTGTAGTAAACTCAATCTGAACCTCACAGTTCTTATTGTTGATAGAGTTAACAACGTTACCCTTATTGACCTTACGGAAAGGCTTACCGAATAGCACAAAAGTTAATGCGTCGAGGAAGGTTGACTTCCCCGACCCATTGTGTCCCATGATTAAGGTATTCTTGTGTGTATCTAGTTCAATCTCTGTCCACACATTACCTGCGGACAGGAAGTTTTTCCACTTGACATAATGAAATGTAATCATCAATAATCTCTTGTTGGTTTCTTACCTTCTAACAAGTCCTTAATTTCATCACCTGATAGAGTTTCATATTCTATCAGACCAAGTGCTAGTGTGTCAAGGTCTTTTCTCTTTGTAGTGAGAATTTCTTTTGCTGTATCATACCCATCTTCTACAAGTTTTAGGATTTCTTTATCCACGACCTTCTGTGTTTCTTCGGCAATCTTAGGAGTATGGAACATATCAGCATTGGGAGTCGAGTATGCCATTCTACCGAGAATAGCAGAGAAACCATACTCGGTGACCATAGCACGAGCCAACTGTGTAGCCTGTTGAATGTCACCGGATGCACCAGAAGATACTTTATCTTGACCAAAGATCAGTTCCTCAGCTACACGTCCACCCATAGCCATTGCAAGTTGAGAAAGCATTTCGTCATAGTGCATTGAGATCCTATCACGTTCTGGTAGAGACTGAACCATACCCAAAGCACGTCCACGAGGAATGATTGTTGCTTTGTGAATAGGAACAGAACCAGGCATGTTAAGAGAGACTAGAGCATGACCGGCTTCATGATATGCAGTCATCTTTTTTTCTTCATCAGTCATCATTAGTGAACGACGCTCTGGCCCCATAAGGATCTTATCACGAGCATCCTCAAACTCAACCTTAGTAACAATACGCTTTGAACGTCTTGCTGCTAGTAGTGCGGCCTCATTAATAAGATTAGCAAGATCAGCACCAGAGAAGCCAGGTGTTCCCTTTGCTACAACTTTTAGATCAACATCTGGTCCGATTGGAACCTTACGTGTATGAACCTTGAGGATCTTTTCACGACCAACGAAGTCAGGATTAGGTACCTGAATCTGTCTATCGAAACGACCAGGACGAAGTAGTGCAGCATCTAGAACATCTGCACGGTTTGTTGCTGCTACAATAATGATACCTTCGTTTGTTTCAAAGCCATCCATTTCAACTAGCATAGCATTTAGTGTCTGGTCTCTTTCGTCGTTACCCGAGATACCATTTGCTCTTGAACGTCCGACAGCATCAATTTCATCAATGAAGATAATGCATGGAGCGTTCTTCTTAGCCTGTTCAAACATATCACGGACACGAGAAGCACCAACACCCACAAACATTTCAACGAAGTCTGAACCTGAAATGCTAAAGAAAGGAACACCTGCTTCACCAGCAACAGCACGAGCAAGCAAAGTCTTACCAGTACCTGGAGGACCAACGAGTAGAACACCCTTAGGAATCTTACCACCAAGACGTTCAAACTTATGTGGATCTTGTAGAAACTCTACAACTTCCTGAAGATCGTCCTTAGCGTGATCAACACCAGCAACATCATCAAATGTTACTTTAGTCTGACTTTCAGTGAGTAGTTTAGCCTTAGACTTGCCGATACCCAACATACCAGAACCACCAGGTCCTGATCTGCGTGAAAGCATTACCCAGAGGCCAAAGAACAATAATACAGGAAGCAGATTGATCAATAGACCAACCCAGAATCCATTCTGTCCTTCTTCTTTAACTGTGATGTTTACTTTGTGTGCTTCTAGTCGGGGAAGTAGATTGCCTACACCAGTCACGGTTGTGGAGAACTGTCTGTTGTCCATATAGTGACCGATTATCTCTGTACCAATGATAGTTACATCATGAACTCTACCCGCATCAACTTGTGCAATAAAGTCAGAGTAACCGATTTCTGATACTACTCTCTGTTTAGGTCCTTCCATAATAAAGGCAATCAAGCCAATACTAACAAGGATAAACAATAGCCATGGTAAATGTTTCTTTATCATATCAAACCTCTAATCTGTTATTAGACTATTTATACAGTCTCAACCTGCAAGGCTTCATTGTATATGTCCATCATAAAGTGCTTCATTTTGCCGCTATCTAACGGCAGAGTAAGACCGTCGATATACTTACGAAGGATCGTAGGTGTATCTTCTGCCTCGTCTATTTCATCGGCATCTTCGTTCTCTAGCAATACCGACGGATCCTCAATGACCGTAATATCGATTGGTCCTGCTTTATAGATACTATCGAACAATAGATCAAAAGCATAAGGATTAGACTTATTAACAACGACCAACTTAACGTAAGTGTCTTTATACTTTGAGAAGTCAGTTCCTTGAATCTTATCAACAATTTCTGGGTTAGCAACATCATCATATCTAGCAATCCTAAACATCTTATGGGGATTCTGAACAAACTCTAGAACGGATGTTTCCGTATCAAGCACCGAAAAACCTCTGGGATCGTTGTAATCATGCCAAGTATATTCCCCAAAAGCACCAATATAGGATACATTACCAATAGTAGAGCGGTGATGATAATGACCTGAATAAACCTTATCGAACTTATCGAAACTGCTACGATCCATTCCATGATCTGATATAACTCCCTGATGCATTGTAAAACCGTTCAACTCAAGGTGACCCATAAGTATAGATGCCTTAGGGTTCTTGATTGCTTCAATAGCGGATGCACGGTTAGAATCCGTGATCCATGGCATTAACTGAATATCCAGTCCGTCAATATTGATAACAGCGGGAACAGAATGAATGTTAATGTTATTATATCTCCCACGAACAACTTCCTCAAGGGCGTTGACCTCGTGAGTATCCTTATAATACATATCGTGATTACCAACGATAATATGGGTTTCAATGCCTCGATCCTCCAGAGGTTCTAGAAAGTCCTCACGGAGACGCTTTGCGGACATGAAGTTCACATACTTGCGTCGATCATAGATGTCACCAAGATGAATAACATGCTTGATATCATATGCATCAATATGAGCGAAAAACCAGTCCCAACATTTCTTTTGGTACTGGTGAAATGCCGGGTTGTCATTTCTGACCCCGGCATGTGTATCGGTAGGCATAGCAATCAGCGCCATATCTTATCCTTCAAATCTAATAGCAAGTTCAACAACACAGTATATATCATAAAAATGATTTCGTCAATCCTCTTTGGTAATTTCATTGTAAGTATCTAATTCTACTTGTCTTAACCAACCGAGATTAACCATCCGCTTCATAATTTTTTCTTTACTCTGCTTATCAATAGGAATAGGTTCCACAATCTTATCACAGAACCATTCTACACTCTGGTCAACCTCTTTGACGAAATCATCTATATCCATTACCGTTGTCCCTTCTTATATCTAAGAGGCTGAACGGCACCCATTTCGGTATCGTATTCAAAGATTGCTTTGTCAATGGCTCTCTTGATAGCATCTAATCGGTTGCGATAGTTGCCACGCACATGGACACGTTCCTTTTTATCATTCAAGGTGGCAATCAATGTCTGCACCTGAAAAGGAACCTCAAACTGATTCTCTTCCTTCATCTCCATCTCCTACAAAATTCTCTAAGCCTTGTTTAGTCTGCTTACGCTTTTCTTTCTTGGCCTTTTCCTTTACCTCAAACTTACCTATGAAGTCATTAATATTATCATAGATTGTGGTAGAAATCAAGTGTTCTCCGTCACCATCTACCATAAGTGAGGCATCATTAGTATGTAGCACACTTTCCTGAAATTTCTTATACATGATATAACGATTCTTCTCTTCCTTAGAGATACGTCTATGGAAGGCATAGTAGATGATCTGTGTGAAGTATGCGAAAGGATTACTATACTTGTCGGCATCGAAGTTATCGAAATACATGAAACAGTTTTCGATAGCATCAGATATCATTTCATCACGGAATGAATAGTTCATGAACCTAGGCTTGTGTGATAGGTTCTCTGCAATCAGATAGATACACTTACCGATATACTCTGAAACACGTGGCTTCTCAAGACCTGCTTCAGCAGCCTCTTTACACTGTTTCTTATATACCTTAATCTCCTCCAAGAACTTTTCATTATCAACATAGTGATTCTTCTTTTTGGGTGGCTTAATAGTTTTCATTTTTTTCACTTTCTGATGCATTTTTTACTTGACAAGTATTTTAGGATAGGTTATAATGTGCTTCGCAGCCAACCAATTGAGCCTTGTAAACTGCCTACCAAATGCAGCCTACGAGCGAAGCGAGTGTAATGCGAAGCATTACTAGATAGCTGCCTACTTGAATCCAGGTTCAGTTAAGGTTGCAAGTTTAGATATTTGCTTTTCAAGGATAGGACCCCTGTTAGGCCACTTGATGATAGGCTGATCGGAGTTCTTTGCTAGGTTCTGTAGCAAAGGCATATAGATTTTCCTGATAGCCTCTAGACGTTTCTTTAGATCGGTAATCTCGTCGGATACCGGTGATAATGCTTCCGCAACTATATCATCTTCATTACCGAATGTGAATCCGAAATCATCGGTTAACTCAGCATCATCAAAAGATAGGTATTCATTTGTGTTCTTAGTTGTAGCCATCAGTGAAAAGTCCTCTTTATGTCTAGTCTATTTAGTTCGTCCATAATCTCGTTCAATGTATCCATTTCATCGTCTGTAGCAGTTTCTCCAAGGGTTAAACTATCATTAACTCTTTTCTCAATCTGTTCTACCGATGACCAATAGTATTCATTCATACCGTCCGAGACCATAGATAACATTATAACATCTTCCTTAGAGATTGTAAACTCTTGATTGCTACAAATTTTGGGAAACACCCAAGGCATAAAAGCTATCTGTAACAATCCTTTATCATCGGAAGGCATATAAACGACTTTAAGAGGATTAAGAAGAAGGTAATGTTCCTCTCCATCCTCTTCTAACTCTACCATATCACTAATAATATCATCACCATTCTTCAATCTTAGGAAGATTGCATTAGGTAGTTCATCGGACATTTATCACCTATTTCATAGAGATTTTGTAGATTTTGAAGTTGAACTTTTCTTCGTTGTAGGTTTTGAGTCTTTCGAAGAAGTGTTTGAGGGTAAAGTTTTCACGACCTTTCCACTTAAAGTCGTCGGCAATGTCAAAGAGGGTGGCGGATTTCTTTGTGTCACTAACCCGAAGGCCTCTACCGATTGATTGTAGGTTACGAATCTTGGACTTGGAAGGAGATGCAAAGATGACATTATCCAAGGCCACGATGTTAGTGCCAGTGCTAAGAACACCAACGGACCCAACAATAATAGCATTACGCTCAGTCTCGACGATCTTTCGTATTTGTTCTCTGTCACCAACGTCTGTTCCTCCATGTATGAAAAATACTTTACGATCTTTTGCTCTCTTATTTAGCATGTCATACAGAACGGCTCCATGAGACTCAACATAATTGAATAGTAGGAGAGTATTACCTTCCAATGACAAAGCCAAATTAACAACAAACTTGTTACGCTCAGGATTAGAAATGATATACTTGATCTCATCCTGATAGTTTGCAGATTTCATATACTGACATTCTTCCTCACTATATTTAAGTAGAAGGCACTTGATAGTCAATTCTGCAAGTTGCTTCTTGTCCATAAGTTCTTTAGAACTGGTTGCCTTATAGATTTGTCCAAACAATCCTATAAGTTGCCATTCATGTGCTTTAGCACCAGTCAATGTACCAGTTACACCTAGACGATATTCTGCCTTGGTACACTTAGTAACAATATCAGTTAATGCTTTTGCCTGTGCTTGATGAACCTCATCACATACTACATAATCAAACTGTTGAAAGTATTCTTTAGGTAGTCTTTGCAATGATTGCCAGGTAGAGATAACAATAGGCTTATCTGATTCCTTATCTCTACCAGAATATACACGATGACAATACTTCTCCATATTCTTACCATTCTTGGTAGAATAATCTTCAAAGTCTGAATACAACTGTTCTACAAGGGCCGACCTAGGAACGATGATAAGACCTCTCTTCCCTTTGGTAAGCAAATACATAGAGACCAGGTAAAGAAGCAAAGACTTGCCTGAACCAGTAGGAGACAACACAATACGACGCTTAGAACGTATTGCATGGACGAAAGAGTTAACTTGATAATCTCTAGGCATATGCTTGGGGTTGAGTTTTTCAATGAACTCATTTGCTTCCTCGACTGAGAAAGATGTATCCAAATCTTCATCATCATACTCATAAGTATAACCTCTTTCAGTTGCCCACTTCATTACCTGAGGAGCAAGCCCACGATATATCTGTCTGGATAAAGGATTGAATAGTCTTAGATATCCGTCCCAAAGTTTCTGCTTGTAAGAAGGCACAAACTGAAACCCTGGAGGACGGAATGAGAACGCATCCCTAAGTTCCCATGCAACGCTTTCGTCACATTGAATCTTGATAAAGGATTCATCCGCATTTGTTATAATCATATGTGACATTATCTACCCATAGTCAACTGCTGGTACTTTACATAGTTGCCTAGATCCCAGGTTCTGTTGTGCAGAGACTTTAGGACATTCTCACAATAAGATACAATCTCCTCATGAGCAACACGTTTTAGTAATAGTTTATTTAGTTCGGTGTCTGTATCAAGTTTTCTAGCAACCTGAGGGTTAGTAAGAACATGCTGCATAGGTTCCCAGCCACGTTCATCTAGTTCTTCTTTTGATAGATGTCCTTGATAATAGTCCTCACGCAGACCTTTCATAATCTTATAGTCTGCTTCCATCTTACGTAGCATATGACGATGATGGGACATGATATTAAGATACTTACCATGAAGATGGGAAATCTTTAACAGTTCTTTTTCCATTGACGTTGAATCAATGATACCGTCAGTCGACCATTCCTTCATTAGCATATCAATATTGACCGGGGGCTTAATCATAACAACTCCATTCCTAAGAAACAACGATTATAACATATTATAAAGGAAATGTCAAAGTCTTTCTATCTCAAAGTAATCGTAACGGAATGTGAAATCAGCAGTTGGGATCGAATCCGCATCTACCTTAGTATCAAAGTTAACTATACCGATTGATGTAGGATGACAGTTAAGGAACTTGACTCTAATGTTAGGGTTGTTAGCATTAGTATTGACTGTAAGATAACCATCAAAGTAAAGAGGTGTAGAGATATCTTTTCTAGTCTTTCTAGGATATTCTTCAAACGATGTTGGACGAGTCAGAGACTTGAGCCAACTATATGTTTCTTCCCATACACGTAGGTCCTCGTCCATCAAAGCAGTAATGGTTAGTGGATCAAATCTTAGTTTCTCACCATGTCTATATGTAGCACTAAATGGTGTAGGTATCTCAATCTCTGAAGTAGAGACTGAAGGGATCTGAACCGTCTGACAGAAATACTTTAAGAATGGTTTATCGGGGATGATAAACGTAAACTTCGTAAGTTGAAGTATAGAAGTATTTTCTGGTGTATTAGTTGTTAATGCTTCAATAGTCATAGAAACCTCCGTCAACTATTTAGTTAAGCATAAAAAAAGCAGGGCCGAAGCCCTGCTCTTAGTTCTTGGATCGTATCTAACTTCTATTAGGTTAGATTGCGAACACGGAAGATACGATAGTAGATGTTTGCCTGATTGGTGACATCACGGCTACCAACGACACCGTCACCAGCTAGGGTAGCAAATGGGTTTGCAACCATGCCGTAACGAGTCTTGAAGCCAATCTTTGGCTGGAAGGTATCCGGGCCGATAGCACGAACCATCTGTAGTGGAACGTATGGGCAGTAGAATAGACCAGCGTCGAATGGTGATGCACCACGATAGCCGACGGTTACTAGTTCGTCGCCGTTTGCTGAACCACCGAAGTAAGGATCGATATAAACCTTAATGCGGCCGTGTAGCATACCAACGAAGGTATTACCAGTATCGTCAACTGTTAGGTCGGCTGATAGCTGTGGGGTGTATGAAAGAACACCGGCCATAGCCATGGCTGATGCAACGTCTGATGAAACGATCAGAACGTTACCCTTACCACGACGGGTTGCCTTAGCAATAGCATTGGCTTCACGTTCGATGTGGAAGATTAGGCCCTTGAACTTTTCAACTGACCAACGACCGTTTGAGTCGGTGTCAAGATCGAATGTACCAGCAGTTGTAACACCATACTGAGCACCTAGGGTTGCAGAACGATAGATCGTGCGGATAACTTCACGATTGATTTCTGCTAGGATTTCAGTTGATAGGATGTTTGCTAGTTCTGTTTCAGCATCAAGGCCGTGAATGGCTTTAAGATCCTGAGCAAGTTCAGTGGTGTATTCTGCCTTTAGGGCACGTGACTTAGCAGTAACAGTGACCTTGTCAATGTTGAATGCCATTTCGTTAAATGCGTTTGTGGCTGAATCACCAAGTGCTTCTGCGTTAGCAGTTGACATACCAGTACCTGTTGGGAATGAATTACCAGCAAGTGTGGTGTCAGCAAATGGGTTGTTGTTGCCGGCTGGGTGACGAGGAGTACCTAGACCGAAAGCATTGTTTTCACCAGAGAATGTGGTGTTTGCTTCGTTGAATAGTGCTTCGTTTGAACCAGCAATACCAGCATTGTCACCATTCATTACACGATAACGTGAACGCATAGCAAAGATAAGGCCGGTTGGACCAGTCATTGGCTGAACGCCGCAAACGTCATAAGCGATTAGGTTTGGAAGCGCACGACGAACTAGTGAAATAAGAATTGGGTCGTATGAACCAATGTTTGTACCAGTTCCGAGACCACCACCAGAGTTAGTTGGTGCTGCTTCGTTAAGTGTGCGGCTTTCCTCGGCCATTGCCTTTTCCTGATTCTCAAGAATAACGGCAGTAACGGCACGACGATAAGTGTCCTTAATAGGATTGAGACCAGAATGGTCCAGAACTGGGGACCACTTTGACTCTAGATTTTCTGTAAGATACATTTTAGTTTCCTTCTTTCTGTTTAACTAAATTAGTTTGGAAGACTTCTGCCAAGAGCCTTGACATAGTTTGCCATTGGACCTTCAAGAGTTGACTCAGCAATCATCTTTGGATCCTGGGACTCAACACGATCAAGAACTTCATCAGTCTTAACGGTTGTTGGGAAGTAATTCTCCCTTAGTGTTGAAATCTTTTCTGCGAACTCCTCGTCTGAAGTATAAGCAACATTCTCTGCAAGATTTTTTAGTTTCTCTGCTTGAGTTGTTGTTAGTCCTTCACTTACAAGAGATACTATTTCATTCTTAACTGATTCGTTAAGAGCAGATGTTAGTTGAACATTGCGCTCAATTTCTTCGTTAAGTTTTGCTTCTAGTTCCTCTACAGTTGAGGATAGTTCTTCAACCACATTAACTTCCTCTTCAGGAATGTCGATGTAGTGTTCAGCGAATAGTGACTTGAGGCCAGAAATAAATTCTTCTGTTAGTTCGCTACGTAGAGCGGACTCAACAGCGACTTCATTTTCCTCGATCCACTGTTCAACAACATAGTTTAGATAATTATCAACGTCTGAGGAAAGCTGTTCTGCAATTTCTGCAACACGTTCCTCTAGAGTTTCTGCATAAGCCTGTTCAAGTAGAGCAACTTCTTCTTCTAGCTTTGCCTTAACGGCTGCTTCAAAGATTGTGGTTGCCTTAGCATGAAATTCTTCTGATAGGTTTTCACCTGCAAGAAGGGCATCCACATGCTCTGACATATCTATCTGGTAGTCTGCAACTGCCGATTCTTCGTATGTTTCTTCGTCAAGAACTTCGTCCTCTTCTGAAACAAACTCAAAGTTTTCTTCGATTGCAGCCATAAGTTCTTCTTCTGAAAGACCGGCTTCGATACCTTCTTCAATGAAGGCTTCTAGTTCTTCGGACATTTCAATTTCTTCTTCAACAACTTCACCCTCAACTACTTCGTCCTCTTGAACGGACTGTGGCTGAGACTTTAGTTTCTTGATCTTTTCAGCGGCTACAGATGGCTTGCCGGAACGTGAAGAATCTTTACCAACATCACCAGCGGCTGCTGCACCTAGATTACCAGATGGTAGTGATGTAGGTGTCTGACCACCAAGATCATGCTGAACACCTTCAAAGTCTGAATTGTCAGATGAACCAGCACCGTTCTGTGAACGCTTCTTATCTTCTTTATACTTTGTGCCAGGATGCAAAGTCTTTGCATTACCTGTTGATGCAGTAGAAGGGTCGACTGGATTTGGGTTTGAAACAGAACCACTACCCACTGAAGGATAGTTGATGCCATAACCTTCTTCCAATGTCTTTCCTTCTAGAACAGCCTTGGCTGCTTCTGTAAGTGATTTTTTAGACATAAGTAAGATACTCCTTTTCCTCTTATTTAGTAATTTCAAAGTTTTGAAATATAGTTTTCAAAAATCTTCAATGCTACAGATTCAATTTCGTTCTTAGATGCTTCACGAATGAGTTTCTTTGCTCTTTCAGTATGCATCTCTTTCCATCTACCGTTTTCGTAGATCCATTCACGATTCTCCATAATACCCTGAACGAAAGCGTCAGGTGCACTAGGATCAGCCACAACATCTGCTGCTGTTGCTAATTTATAGTCGTCTTGTACCTGCTGGTAACCATTGTGCGCTCTTAGAGATCCTACACCTCTAGTTGACACACCAAGACTTGCACCACCATCTAATAGACTCTTAACAATTTTACCGTTAGGAGTATCCAATATTTTTGCTTTACCAATAAAATTTGTCCCATCTGGATGTAATGAAGTAATAAGATGGGATACACGATCTAGGTTAATTTGAGGATTCTCAGGATGACCTAGTTCACCAAATGCTCTGTTCTTAGAAACGTATTCACGGTTATATCTGTCGGCTTCTTTTGAAAGCACTGACATAGGATAAACACGTCCGTTACGATTCTGCTTTTCAGCCTGCATGAAGATACCTGTGATAAAGTGGTTCTTACCACCTTTACCATCTTCTTCGACAAGATACTGAATGTCTGTAATTTCTTCTGTAATAAGTTTCATATTACTATTTATCCCTTTTTATTCCCCAGCAAAAATATCTCTTACTAGAGCAATACCTTTACCTTTTAGAGTTGTTGGTTCTTTCTTGCCCATCCAAACATCATGACCGGCTTTGATAGATTTGGCAGTACCTCTAATAGTGTCACGACTAGATGCTGCTTTAAGTCGAGCCTTCAATCTTGCTGCTCTTTCAGCCGGAGACGTTGATAAAGGACCTTTTTTGGCTGTTTCTGGACTTTTATTAGATTCAAGTTCTTTTACCTTAGCGTCTCGTCTTGCTTGTTTTGCTCTTTCACGACCCTTAGATGTCATCCAATCAAGAGGATTGATTTGTGACTTGCCTTTATTATCTTTGCCACTATTTTTCATAGAATCAGGATTTCTCGACGGCTCATCAACTTTTGGTTGTTTGGTCACCGCCTGTGCATGTTTAGTTAATCCTGCAAGGCCGCCGAACTCACCTTCAGTAATTTCACCCGTTTTTTTGTAATGAGAAAGTTTGTCGAGAAATTCTTTTATTTTCGACGCAGGATGCGCTTGAATATATCCTCTTTTTCTACGAGCCTCAATACCCTTCTTAGTCAAACCACCCGATGATGTTTTCTCATGCTCTGGTGCCTTTTGCTTCTTAGGCTTACCAGTCTTAGTTGGTACGTCATTCATACCAAATGATGGATGTTCTTTTCTATACTTTGCCCAATCGGTCTTAGTATTCTGTCCTTTGAACTGTCCGGGCTTACCCTTAACAGGAGTAACGACCTCAGAAATCTCAATAGAACGTTTTATCTCATACAATTTCTTCTCAAGGATAGTATCCATATGAGATTCAAATAACTTAGAAGCCTCAACATTATCACCAGTTAGTATTGATTCAACTAAGTCTCTCATCTGTATCCCCCTGAGTTGAAGGCTGCTGGATCTCTTGCTTGACCCTGATCATAATCTGATCCGTCTTTCTTAATGTCCATGAATAGAGTCCATGAATCAGTAGCACCTGCTGTGCTAGAGAATATAATATCGCCGGTGCAGTTTGCTGTGTCTGGGATTCTGATTAAACCGGGTGTAGAATCTGCGGCAAAACTATAGTTAAATGGTCCATGTCCAAATGTTACAATGGCAGTGTTAGTATTACCACCCCATTTGAGAGTAACATTGTTAGCAACACCCATCTGACCATGTCCCCAAATTCTTCTAAAAGCAATTCTGTTTAGTCTCTTTGGGTTGGTATTACTTACTGCACCGGTAGCATTGATTGCATATGCTAGATTGGCTGCTACAACCAACGAAACATTAGAATCACCACCACCTGTACCAACAACCTTAATAACGGAATGTCTGTTGGTATCTACCAAAATTTGTGTTGTTAGAACTGTTGCCATTTTTTATGCCTTTATTGAGAAGTTTAATAGTTTCTTGAAGGATTCAAGGTCCTCGTTTAACATACTTTCAACAATCTTCTTGTTCTTAGCATTGACCGAATCATAAACTTCAAGGATTCTTTTTGCCATACCTATATTTATGTCAACCTGTCTTTCATTAATCGTAAGTGTTTTGACTTCAACACCTTCATCAATCATCTTACGTAGGTCTGACATTTTGTTTTCTTGCACTTGTTTCTGTGGTGTAGTAGCCGCTCTTGCTCTTGCTAAGTCGGCAGTTTTCATCTGTGACTTTCTTGTATCTAACGATCTATCGGATCCGATATCCCAAGAAGATTTTTTAACAACATCTGATTGGTGTTTAATAGTATCTCTTTTAGAATCAGCAGCAAGAATTTCTGACGCTGTTGGCTTTTTCTCGTTATTACCTGAACTGTCTGATCCACTTACTGCTCTTTTTAGTGCTGATTGTCCTAGTGATCTTAAACCACGTTTAGCATATGCACCAGCAACTTTGCGAATGCCTGCTCTTCCAATTTGTTTAGCGACATTCGTGGCACCTGCTGCTGCTAAGCCTCTAACTGCTGCTCCCGTTACGGCAGCACCAATTGCCGGTAATGCTGGTAAAATTTCGTCCAACTGTTCTTCTTCCAATATAACAGATTCGCTTAGATTAAGGTTACCATCTGGACCAAAAGGTATGGATAGATACTTATTGACCATTTTAGAATAGTATAGAGCAACAACCTGGTTATTAGGGAAGATTCTATACTGCACTCTACGAAACACCAACATCACTGGCATTTTCTTAGACGAAGGTATATGCACCGATTTGCTTGTGTCACGGCCTTCAAGCATAAGTTCATCTGGTAGATTTGATTCTACCTTTGACAAAAATTTATCATTGTATTCTTCACGAATCTGCTTTAAGGTTTTCATATTGTAATCCTTTACTGTCCGAAATACTGAGAAGCAATGATCTTCTTGCGTTCTTCTAGTTTCTCTTGAGTCTTTTCCTGCAATGCATTAGTGATATTCTCTTTCATTTCGCTTAGATTGCCTTCAAAGATGTTGTCGATTGCTTCGTTGACAGGATCGTAACTTTCTTCCATATATTCTTTATGTAGGCTATGAACAGCCTTTTCCGCTTCTTTTCTGGAATCGATCTTATCATATCCTCCGTCCTCGTCTTTTTTATGCCAGGCGGACCATTTTGTTTTTGGATGATAATGAACTCCGCCTATATGCTTTCCATTCTTATCTTTTACTTTGTATGGACCTTCTTCTTGACCCACATTGGAATTCGTTGTCTTAACCATTTTAGTTTCCTCTGATGTTAGTTTCTTGATGGCTGTTGTGATGCCCTTTTGTCTCTTAGACCATGTTTTGATATCTGGATTAGATCCTTTAAGTGACTTCTTACGTGACTCGGCTGCTTTCTTTGTGTATGAACCAAGTGTTTCTGCTTTTAACTCGTTAATCTCTACTTCTTCTCTTGCGAGTTTATCAGCAGCCAGTCTAATGCCATTTCTACGATTAGTTACCTTGTTCAATGCCTTACCATACTTCTTATAGTTTCTATTATTGATACCCTTCTTCTGGTAAAACTCAGCATCACCCTGATTCTTTGCACGGCTATCAGAAGCCTTCTTAATATAGGAAGCGAGAGTTGCTTTTTTCAATTCATCAATCTGAACTTCCTCATGGCAGTTCCAACGGCGTAGTGCCTTGTTGATGTTTGAATCTGGATCTCTTGCAGTCTTAGCAGAAGTTAAATGTGCTTTCATTCCACTCATACGTGAACAGAATGACTTTCTACGTGCTGCTCTCTTGCCAGATGGATTCTTTTCAGTAACAGCAGTCTTTAGTTTAGAACCAGGATGTTCACGACGATAAGCATTAACAGCAGCCTGTGATAGACCATCAGTCTTATCTTTACGGTTGACTTTCTGCCAATCTTCCCTAACAGGTTTAACTTTATTTACGTTAGTGCCACCCTGCTTAGATCCCTTGTAGGTGTCGTCTTTTTCATCTTTCTTGGTATCGGTTGGCTTTGGCCTCTTACCATGGAACTGTGCGTTAGGATTAGGATCACCCAATTTAGTAAATGGATGTCCAATCGATGCCCAACCTTCTTTTTGAAGAAACTTTTCATAGATGCCTCTTGCTGTTGAACTGGCAGGAACAACGTTCTTCTGTTCTGTTGGTACACAGTTAGGTACCATACGACCACCCTTTTTCTTTAGACCCTTTGCTGTATATCCTTTCCAGCAAGCACCTTTAAGATCGTTCTTTTCTTCGTTCATTTTCTTCCTCTTAACGTAGTCGTATGCTTTCTTAGCATAATGAACGCCTGTAGCACCCCAACCAGCAGCACCAGGTAGTGTAGTAGCAGCAGCAACGATATCTCTCTTAGGAGAACCACGTCCTTCAGATGCTTTACCTGCAACGTCACCTAATGTATATATGTTAGTAGCGGTAAGGGCAGCCATGACAGCCTTTTTTGCTCTGTCTATCTTTTTTCCTTCGTCTACAGAATCATTCTTTCTTAGTTTTGGTGGAAGATCGGTTAGACCAGTTGTACCAGGCATACCATCCTGCATCATACTACCAAGTTCATTAAGAACATTCTCTTTGATCGTGCTAAAATTCTTTGCTGCACCAATCTTAGTTGGATCAAATGCATTGTATCCAAGATTTGAATTGTGCAATGAAACGTGTGCTTTTTTAATATACTCTAGTTTATTGCCGTTTTCATCTTCATAAGACATTGCATTAGAGTTGATATATTGTGATACAGGATCAACACCAGGATCACCAGTAACATATCCTAGACCACGAACAGCACCAGTTGCACTTTCTTCTTTAAGTCTGATCTTAGTCTTTTCCGCTTTCTTCAACATTCTATAATAATCAGGACGTTCACCGATATGATCCCTAGCAACCTCTTTGGCCTTTGCTAGATTGGTGTTATGTTCTTTCTCATGTTCGGCACCAACTTTAACCAACTGTCTAACCTTTGCTAGAGAAAGTTTAAACTTCTTAGCAATTGTTTCATCACCTGGTGTTTTAACGTCGGTATCTTTAAGAGACATTATTAATCCTTAATGAATGGCTTTAGAATGCCATTTTCGTTAATGTGTGTGACTTTACCATCACCACCAGCATACTGGTTATTACCAATATAACACAAACCCATTTCTCTTGCTTCCTCTGCTACCGTTTTCTTTTTCTTAGCAGGAGCAGGTTTCTTAGCAGGAGCAGCAGACTTCTTAGACTTGATCTTCTCTAGTTCGATCTTCTTATCCATCATCTTAGATTCATGATCACGACCCTGTGATTCGGCTTTGGATGCGCCTTGATCAGGACCCATAATCTTATCAACTTCTTTTTGTGTCTGTGCTTGTGCAATCTGTTGTGCAGCACCAAACTCAATCTGATTCTGCATATCCTGTTGCTGCTGGGCCTGCTGATCAATTGCCATCTGTTGCTGCTGTTGAGCAAGGATAGCATTATCTTCTTCCATCTGTGCATTGATTTCTTCTAGATCATCATCAGACTGTTTAAGGATGTTCTTACGAACCCACATTACAGAGTAATACTTACCAACAAATGGATCAACCTTAGCAAGAGTGTCTAGACGAATGTTTAGAAGTTCTGCTTCCTTGATTTCATCGAAGTTGTTATCCTTCTTAAAATCATACCAGATATCTTCTTTGATTTCTTTCCATTCATCTTCTGTGCAAACATTCTTTAGAACAAGCTGAACACGAAGAAGGTCGTCAAATAGGGTAGAGAACTTATTACGAAGTCTTTGAACAAACTTCATAAACTTGATTTCGTCTCTTGTGATTTCCGTGGTGCGACCTAGTGAGAACCCTTGATTCTGTTCTAGTCTTGAGATTGGAACACCGAGTGACTTGTATAGTTTAGTCTGGAAATACTTAACATCTTCTAGTTCACCAAGGTTACGTGCACCTTCTAGTGTAGAGATTTCGGTTCCCTTAGAACCTTCTCTACGTGGTAACCAGAAGTCTTCCAGCATTGATAGATGTTTGCGGTCGTCTTTGATTTCACCAGTTGAGGAATCGTATACCAACTTGTTACGATACTTAACCATGATATCACGAACATACTGCTCGGCCTTAACTGTTGG